TCGTGTTCTTATTCCGGATCTTGGACAGAATGCAGGTCGTCCGGTTAATAAAAATCTCATCGCCAATTCTCACGGCCGATACGCCCCAGTCATCGTCCGCAGATACCAACAGCGCCCAGATGCCCTCGGTGTCAACGGCAATCCAGTCGGAGGCGGCAACTTCGGTGCCAAACGCCACGCCTACGCCGTTGCCGTCAGCAACCGTCCCGAAGGTTACAGGGTCTCCATAGGAAACCACGGCCCCTGGGTGGTTGAACATATCGGCCCGCAGCGTAACGTGACGGCCCTCTCCGGTCGAGCTGATCTCTTGACCAGCAGTATCATACGTTTCGTAAGGTGTAGGCATTTCTTATCTCCCCAGCACCGCGTTGTCGGCCATTCTCTCGGCCTCTTCCGCGCTAAATCCTTCTTGCATGAACTTGAACTTGCAGGACTCCTTGTAGGCTTCCTTTCCGTTCTCATCCGCACCGGTGTCTCCGGTGCCCCCCATGCCCTTGATGACGCCGGAACCGGCAACCTCAGCCAGATACTTGGCCTCGGATTGCACGCGCTCGTCAACTCTCTCGGCGTAGGCAGCCTTATCGAGTGCCCCGTCCACAACGGGTGGATTCTTGGACAGGTCCTCAATCAGGCGCTCCCTGGTCATGTCAGGCAGTTCCAGCTTCGCCAGCTTCTCGCTCACGAAGTCCTTGGCCGAACGCAGCAAGACGCCTTCCTTCAGCTTGGCAACTTCCGCCAGGGCATCGTCTCTGGCCGTCTTAGCCTCGGTCAACGCCTCTTCAGCCTTTGCGATTTGGTCTTCCAGCAGTTCGTTCGCTTCTTGTAGTTTCTTCAGGTCTTCCATCTTCTTGTCACTCCGTTTCTTAGCTGTGGTGCCGGACGCATCTCGCGCCGACTCAAATAACTGTAGCACTTGACCACCTGCTCCAGGCATGGTCACAAAGTCCACTGACTGTATTGCTGCAATCTCCTTGACGACGCGGCCCGATCTCCCCTCGGCCTCACCGTCTTCTGCTTTACCCCTGCCCCTGATACTGACCCCTATGTGCGGCGCCAGTTCGTCTATCGCACCCTGAAACGCACCGAACACATGGGCATCAGCATAGAGGCCCGGTCCTAGTACGCTGCTTTCGTCCCAGTAGGCATCCCTTGCCAGTTCTCCCGCCAAGTTCCGCAAGCTACCTTCTGGACGCGCAGCCTCTTCTTCTTCCGTGGGGTGGTCCCAGAACATCTTAGTGCCCGCCTCAAAGACCTTGGGGCCGTCTCGTGCCAAGACATCCGGCGGGTAGTACCCGCTGGTGCCCCATCCCGGCGCGATGATCTTGACTGGAATCGTCCCGTCCCCCCTGACTGACTTCTCTGTCAGCTTGACGAAATCGCCCTCAAGCGCGGTCTCTTCTGGTTCCCTGAGCTGGTCTTCCAGGTCCTTCCGCGCCTTCCTCTCCTTGACCAGTGCGGTCTTCAGGCCGTGAATGTGCCCGTCGATGAGGTTTTGGGTGGCCTCATCTTGGCCGTCAAACCACTCCTCATAAGCCTCGCCCATGTTACGGATTGCTTCATTGGCTACCCTGACTGCCCGGCCCTCGCAATCTCCTTCGCCCTTCTCCTGGCAACGCTTCAGAGCATCGTTGGCTACCTTAGCCCACGTCTGTTGCTTCTTGGGCGTGTCTGCTGCCTTGCTGTGCTTCGTGGCGTCCGAAGGCGCCCACGGTTCCTTCAGTTGTGTCATTGGTTGTACCTCTCAAGTTCGATACGCCTCCGCGCCCTCTTGTCGAAGTCGTCGAGCGCAGCAAGTAGCGCCTCCGTTCGGCCCTCGGGTGTCTTGGCGATCTGTTCCGCTTGGTCCTCCCCCATGCCCTGCTTGACCAGGTAGTTCTTGAGTCTCAAGGCAGTAGCCTCTTGCTCAGGCTGGCCGTCATCCTCCCACGTCTCCAGCACGAGCACCTTGGTCTTCAGGCCGTCAATGTACCCCTCGTGCTTGGCCCTGACCTCTGCTATCCGCACGACTACGACGTTGGGCTTGGGGCAACCCCTCGCCAGGTCAACGTATTGATCGCCCAGCACGGACATTTGGCTGTAGCCTGCGGGCATGTCTGCCCGATACTTGTCCTCAGTCGTGCCCTCACCGATCCACGTAGTCACTACATGCGCTTGCTTCATCTGTCCCCCTAGCTGATGTCATTGAGCGTGACATCGTATTCGCCGTAGGTGTTGATCGTTGTCACTCGGAACTGGTCGAACTTGGCATCGGTGCTGTCATCGCTATAGAGCCCGTGCCAGGTGGCGGTATTGTTGAACCCCGCTGAGGCGTAGCCCAGTTCATCGGCACCGTCTACCCACATCCGAATATCGTTGTCACGGCACCTGACCTGAATGTAGTAGCGAGCTGCGGCGGCGATGTCGATGTCCGCCGATGCCCTCACCGTATGGGCTCCATCCCTGACTTCGACGATCTGCTGGTCTGTGTCAGCCGTGTTCGTGATCTCGCAGTACCAGTAGTTGCCTCCGCCCATCGAGTCGGCACTGCCCCTCACCAGGGCACCTACCCACTCATCAGCAGCGGGTATCAATGCCCTGGCAGTCACCCAGGCGTTGCTAACGCCAGTCACGACGTGGCACCGGGCATCAGCCGTAGCGTCCGGGTCTGCTTCCGCGCCATCGTCGTCCCACGCCCCAGCGTCTATGATCCAATCCAACGCCCCCTCTTCGGTTGTGTGAATGTTCAGGTTCTCATTCGTGGAGAAGCTATCGAAGCATTCCCTCTCTAGCCCGGAACCCACGGGCAGCGTCAGCAATTCGTCAAACGTGGCATCGGCGTCGTCATCCGCATAGATGCCATGCCAGGTTGCGTGCTTGTTGAACCAGGCGGTAGCATAGTGGGCCCTTTCCGTGGCGCCACCGTAAAGCGTGATCTCTTCGCCGTATGCCCTGGTCTTCAGCTTGTAGGTTGCATTGTCTATCCAGTCATCGTCCGCTGCGGCTCTGTTCGTTACCGCGCCGTCGAGGACTTGATCTATGAAGGTGTCGTTGCCGCCGGTGTTGCCCTGAATCGTCAGCCGCCATTCATTCTCGCCACCAGCGGTATCGGCACTCTTGCGAATAGCCAACCCAATCGGAGCGGCGGAAGCACCTGGTATGTAGACATCTGCTTCGTGCCATATATCCGGCGTCAAGCAAGGATAGGTGGCAACGGCATCAACCGTGGCGTCAGGACTGACAACCCCCGATGCCACATTCCAAGTTCCCACATGCTCCACATACACCCAGCCGCCATAATCCATGTCGTGAGGAGCATTTAGCCTTTCGGTTCCAGCAAACAAGTCCATCGCTACCGGCACCAGCAAGGGCGTCTCATACGTCGCGCAGGGGATGCACACATAGTCCATCTTGCCCGCGCTATCTAGATTGCTGAATATGGGATATAGGGCAGCCTCATGCTCCGCCGAGCAGTACCACGCCAGCCTAGCGTGCGGGTAGTCTTCCGATTCGTCCCTAAAGTAGTAATGCGCCCCATAAGCGGAGGTGAGGGCCGTGCCCGGATACCAGTGAAAAGCGTCCACATCAAACGGACTCAGCACTATGGCGATCTGGGCATACTCAGTCAATGCGGGCCATATCTCCTTGAGCACCGGCGAGCCCGCCGCCGCCCAGTGAACGTCAAACCCCGCACTAGCCCCAAGCGCCCGAATGCAATGCTCTGCTTCGGTCTCGTCCGTTGGTGTCGTGTCTAGGTTGAATCCGAATATCACTTCGTCAGCGGTAGTCACAGCCACCCGATACTTGAGCACTAACCCCAGCGCCCTTGTATATGCAGCAGCCGCGTCGGTGGTTGCGTACCAGTCCTGAGCACCCCACACCGGACCCGCAGCCTGTACGGGCCAGACGAAGTTGCCGGTCACAACTGACATATTGCCGTCGGTCTGGTCGAGGACCAACTGACCAGGCCCCGGCATACAGACGTGAGGCGTAGCCATAGGCGCACCTTCGGCAACTGAGAATGAATCCTTGAGCAGCATACACTCCCAGCCAACCTTGCTGACCTCCCCGTCAACCCGGAAGGGCGAGGTCTGCTGCTGGCACGCGCCTACGTCCGCCGTGTGCTCGAAGTCAAACCACGCACTAAACTGGTAGTAGGTGGAGTCATCCGTACAGTCAGGGTAAAGTAGGATCTGTTTGGTTGTGGTAGACTGTGCGAGTGCCGCGAGAACCTTGGCCTCTTGGTCATGGTAGGCTGTGATCGACCCCATGCCCGCCAGTACGCCACGGAGTAGTTGCTTCCAGACCTGCTCAAACTCGATAACCTCACACTCTTCACCACTGATGCCCAGTGACCAACCAGACGCGTTTTCAAACTTGACCCCATCAACGTATACGCAGGCCGCCAGGCCGTGCCGTTCATTTGGCATCCTATAGCTCCATTTCGACCCAGGAGATGACATTCAGGCTCGATGCTGGCACGTCATCTCCGTGGAATAGGGTCACTCTCATTTGTGCGTTGGAGGGGAACTTCAAGCCTACAGGGAAGTGGAATTGACCTATGCCCATTGAGTTGTCATTGACTCCCTGTGCCGCTGCCGCAGCCCCCACATAGTTGTCAAACACAACCACGTTGCCCGCGCCGACGTTGTACCAAACCTGCAAGTGGAAGGCGGTGTCTGGCATGATGTCGAAGCCAACTGTCACCTGCCCCAATACCCAGCAATACCCGTCCCCAGGTGCGGCATGGGTGATCCAGCCGTCATTAGCCGCGTCAATCATGATGTCGTCTGCTGGATCAACTTCAGCAACCCGCTCAGTATTCAGTGGGCGCCTGTGATGAATCCTACTACCGGCAATCTTCTGTTCTACCATTATTGACCCCTCGCCTTCGCTGACGCCTTCCGGCGCTTGTCGTCCATCTCTAGCCTGGCCCGCTCCGCAGGGTCTTCCAGACGCTCGCCAAAGTTGGCGAAGTGCCTCTGCTCGATCTTGTCAGCCGGCTTGAACCCGAACTCCTCCTCAAACGCCTTGAACGACAACCCATCAATGCGGCTGTCTGTCTGTCCCTTCGTCTTCTCGCCTCTCTTCACTTCTTTGCCCTCCGGTGATATTGGTCACATCTGCAAGCCGGGTGTGCTAATGGCTGCATGTGCCCGCTTGGGTACAAACTATTGAGCGGAATCCAGCCTACCGCTGCATTGGCGTTGCAGTCGTCGCATACCCGCTCCGCGCCGATTGTTGACCACTTCTTCTCTACCTCCAGCCCCATGTCTTGAACTGCCCGGGCTGTCTGCACCGCACCTTCGACGTACATATTGCCGGTCTCTGTTACGGCCACGAGATGTGCCCGGCTCTTGATGTGAAGCTGAGGCCTGCCAACGGCGAACTCCTCGAACCGGTCTGTGATCGCCTTGGCAGTCCTGTCGTAGCTCCAGCCCTCCTCCATCGCGTGCCTGACCTGAGTGTTGATGTAGTCCTGCGTGGTCTGGTTGATGCTGTTTAGGGTCATCTTCGTGAGAGATGGAATCTGATTCAGAAGCGCCTCATCGAAGCCCAACTGAAAGCCACCCACCCAGTTCAACTCCGCCAGCACAGACATCTTGCCCGCCAGCATGGCCTTGACCGCTGCGGCATTCATCGGCGCCTCGAAGAGGTACATCGTGGCATAGACGATCTCAGCCCACATGGCAGCGATCTCAGCCGCACTTAGGTTGGCCGGCACGAAGGCTTCCTGTAGCTTGGGGAACCAGGGCTCAAGCTCTTCCAGCCGCGCTACGAACAACTCCCCCTGTGTCCTGAATGCGTCCTCTAGGGCAGGCTCTAGCTCCCACTCCACGGGCGCCAGGGCAGCCTTGCGAGTGATGCGGCGCAGGGTAGACTCTAAGAGAAACATCGCCTCCCAGGTGAACGCCAGTGCCCTTGTGAAGTCGCTAATCAGCATGTTTCCTCAGCATCTTCTCAAGCCCCTCTTCGAACTTGGACGCGATGGCTTGGGCCGTTTCCTCTTCCCATGTGACTTGCTCTTCTTCTTCATTGTCGGGATACATCGCCTCCAGCGTTTCGTCTATGTCCTCTTCATGCAGGGCCACAAGCAGCATCCGGGTCAACTCCCGCTGCCCTATGGTCCCGGCGAGCCCGCTGCCCTTGAGTGTAGCGGCATCCACGATAGCGCTAATCAGCTCGTCAATGTCCTCTTCCACGATCGGCGGGAAGTCGATGTCTACTTTGCTTTCGACGTCATCATTCCAGACCAGCTTGTACTCGGTCTTCCCGTCCTGCTCTACCGTTTCGACGACTCCCTTGCCCCGAAGCTGCCCGCCGGTTGTCTTGACCTGCTGCATCAGCACGTAGTTGAATATCTCGGCATAGATGTCACCCCAGAGGGTTTGCCTGCTCACCATCTGGAGCTCCGTGGGGCGATTCAGGCTCTTGGCCGTGGCAAGCGTGCCCACGCTAACGTCGCCAAAGAACGTCTCAGGCAGCCCCATTGCAGCGCAGACCATGAGCTTGATATGTCTACCGTCCTCTGCGGCTACAGTGGCCCCGGCGGTCCTGACAGGCTGTAGGTCCCTGCCCTCAGTCAGCATGGCGATGGATCCGGTGACTGGCGGAGGCGTGGTCTCCGCTCCAGTGCCGCCACCGGAGGCATAGGTCGAGCCCAGCTTAGACTTGACCGCTGCGATCTCGCCCTTGCTCTTCATGCCGGTCGCCTTCCATGCAAACCGACGGTACGACCTAGTGATGCTGGCCCAATCCTCTAGGAACTCTTTGTAGGCTTTGGCCCAGTCTATCGCTGCGTAGACCTCAGACACGCCGAACTTCCAATCACTGAATCCGCCCGTCTTGACGTGATAGACAGGTCGGTCCCAGTGAATAGGCTTGTCGTCAATGCTGGTAGGTTTCTTCTTGGGGTGGTACTTCCAGTCGGGGAAGTATTCTGTGGTCTGTTGGTCAAATGTGCTTCCGGTGCCTGGGGTCCAGCCCTCACGAACATAGCTCCGCTTGTAGTACCACGGCTCTTTATTGTCCTCGGGGTTGCGGATCACATCGGCAATCTCGTTGAACGGGATGCTACGCACCCTGACCTGGCCGCTGTGCTCGTTCGTGAAGAGGACGAAGAACAGGTTGCCGTCTGTCTGTAGCTCACGCTCTTTGCTCATCTGGGCTTGACGGCTGGTGAACTCTACCTTGTTCTTGTCATCGTCCCTGAATGCCTGAATGACCTCGTTAATGTCATCGTCCTTGATGTTGACCGTCATGCCCCGGCCCCAGACGTAGTGGCTCTGGACATCGACGCCCCGGCGGATCAATGGGTTCTTGAGGTAGAAGAGCCGGCTCCAATAGGTGATCGTCGCCAACCCATCGCGGCTGAACTCTTCCCAGCTCTCACCGCCCAACTGCAACCAGCCAGAATCCTCTCGCGCAAGCTCCAGCTCTGCGATGCGCTCCGTGAGGGTGTCGTAGTTCTGCCCCATCGTAGCCAGCGCCGTGTCGCGCGTCTCCAGTTCTTGCTCGACGGCTACCAGCGCGGTACTATTCGCGTCCAACTCCTCACGTAACTGTCTTCTAGCCAGGTCGTCAGCTATGCCCATTAGTTATCCTTCGGTGGTCTACCCCGTCGCTTCTTCCGAACCGGAAACGCATTCTCCCAGCCCGGCCCCGCACCATCCTTGGCCCGCCTGGCCGTGTTCAGCAGAATGGCCGGATCGTAGCCGTGCCGGGCAACGAACCTCGTGCGTTCCTTGTCGTCCTTGAACTTGGGGAACTTGTAGCCCCGCTCTTCCAGTAGTTCCTTGACTGACTTCATCTCCCCCTCCCGGCTTCGTAGTACGTTACATAATGTAGGCTAGGACTCACGGTTGCCCTGTATTGCGGTGCACCGCACAGGCGACAGCGCTTTCTCACGACAAGCCTGCCCAATATCGCATGGCCTGGCCCGAACTCATGTCGCTTGCGTACCTTGCACAGCCACAGGCGCCTTATCCAGCTCCACATCTCCCCCTCCTATATCGGCGATATGTCAACGGTCTCTTCGTACACAACCAGGATCTCTTCTTCTGCGGGTCCAAACATATTCACGCCCCCGCTCACCGCGTCCACCTGGTCATCGTGTGTGCCCTCTGGAAACCACTGGCACTCATTCAGAAACGTCTCTACGTCCCACGTACCGTCATTGACGATCTTGACGTTGCCTACCTCAGCCTGCGCAGACCACGGGTTAGCCCGCTTCACCTTGTCCTTGGAGGATCGAAAGCCCCTCACGGTGTACCCCCTCAATTCTGGCATCGAGGCTATTTCATAGATGATCGCCTTGCCCGAGGCCCCCGGCTCCTGCTCTATGCCGATCACCACATCAGTCCCGTCAAGCTGTGCCGTCTGCACTATCAGTGCCTTCACGTTGGCCCACGTCGCCTGTCTCCTGACCATGTGCTCTATGAAGTACAGCTTGCCAAACTGAGAGACCCTTGCCCCCGCCGTGTAGTCGGGATCGTCCTTGAGGGTCGCCTTCTCTGTGGCGGCAAAGTCCCAGAACCGCACCTTGTCCGCCAAACCAGGTGCCGCCTTCACTATCTCGAACCACTCCCTCTTGAATACCAGGCCAGCGGCGGCCATGACATCCCAGTCGCCCTCAAGGAGCTGTAGCCTCTCCACTAGCGGCAACGCCTCTAGCCGCAGGACGTAGCCAGGGTCCTTCTCGATGATGTATGGGTTGTCCCACACACTCGCCTTGATGAAGGTCCTCGATAGCCCCTTGGGGT